TACAACACCAAGATAAAAAAACGTTTCAATGTTTTTTATCAACTGTTGACCAACGTTTTAATGTTGGTAGTAAAATAAAACTTGCACAGTAAATAAATTAATACTAAATTTTCCTATATGAATAACGAAGAAATTACAAGAGTAGAAGCAATTAAAAAGATAGGTAGGTATGCAGCATTAACTGCTCTTGGTTCTTTTATTATACTAAACCCTTTAAGCTCACAAGCAACGTCTCCAATAGATTGTGAGGATAGAAAAAAATTTTTAACGAATTGGAGATGTAAAGAAAAAAATAAATAATTACAAAAATGAAAAAGAAAAAGAAAAAAAATAGATTAAATGCTTTTGAAGGGCTAGTATTATTTCTTCTAGCATCATTGGTAGTAATAGCCTTTATAGGATTAATAACAACTTTAGTAATGAATAGATAATGATTACAAGAACAGAAGATAGACACGCCAAAAGAGTAGAAGCAGTCGACAACAGTAAAAGGAAAGTAGTATTAAACCCAAGTAAAGCGTGGAGACGAAGAAGAACAACTTAAATAGATTATGAAAATAGAAATACAGAGAAATGAAACAAGTTGCCCTATTGTATATGATACAGTAGAGAATGCCTGTACAAAAGGAAGTATGTATTGTGTAATGTTTATTAAAGACGGGAAAAGAATTACTCATAAATACTCTTTGTGTAGTTTGTTTAGAGTTGTAGAATATTATTAGGATTAAAATATAAAATATAAAATATAAATCATGCAGTATATAACAATAGTAGGATTTTCACACGTAGACTTTGGAAAGATAAACACTGATAAGTTTTATGTAGGTCTAAAGATAAATAGAAAGGTGTACGATAAATATGTAGAGTTAGGGTTTGATGCAGACGAGTGGAGTAAGAATAACTTTGGCAATAAGGTAGAGATAGTATAAGCATATTAAGTTAATTATTATTTAAGCCATCAAGTGCATTAGTAACTAAAAATTAATATTAACAATCAAAAACAAATCTTAATTTGGTAGAACAGTGTTTCTATCTATAAGGTCAACCACTAACCTCCGTAAGGCGTACACGCAATAGTCCACGAGTAGTTTCCTTCTAATTAAAATTGGGTATTAGGACGAGCGAAAACACGGATGATCAGGCTAAAGTTCACATATAGAGCGCTGGGCCTTGTGAATTGCGGGGTTATAAAATTGAAGAAGAGAGTGGTTCGAATCCACAAACTATCATTGTAGAGAGTTGTTCGAGTACTCTATTAGGCAAGACAGGTGGTTGAGTTCCCAAGTGCGGAGGGCTGCAGTGATATTTTAAAACATAAATGTAAGCGAGGATGGTGCATAGTAATAACCGAGGTATAGAGCCCTCAATTATGTATGAATAGCTGGGGAGTTAATACGCTAGGCTGAAGATAGTCTTGTACTTAGGTCAAATTCCACGAATACCTCCCTACATTTATTATTAAACAGAAAGGAAAATTATAGCCTTATTATTAAAATAACAGTAAAAATTAAACTCTCATCCAATTGCAGGTAAACTACCAATAGGTAGTGATGATAAAATAGAGGTATTTTATAAACAATTTTTACCGAAAGAAGTCAAGGTGCAACCTTGTGAGAGTTTTTAAAATATAATGTAAATAAGGCTCGTTATGCTGTATTAAGTTAAAAGTTAGTTATAGAGAAATTCTATACAATTACAATGACATACAACCTAAGTTTACATTTTATAAGTGGCTGCAATAATATTGATTTTAAACTAAATCAAATGAAAACTAAATACATTGAAGGAACTAATAAACAGTACTCTATTAGAGAAGATGGAGAAGTAATTATTCATTATAAAAGAACGTGGAAAGGGAATATTACATATACAAATTGCAATAAGCCTATTAAAAAAAGCGGTAAAAACGTAAGTTTAAGACTCTTCTCAAAGAAAGGGAACTTTAATTTCACTGTAAGTTCTTTATTAAAAAAGCACTTTGGATTTTATTTTTGTAATAAATGTGATAAAAAAACAAAAAGCTCTAATCTTTACGATCATAAATGCAAAAACTGCATTAAAGAAAATCAATATAATTACAACTTAAAAAACAGTTATAAATATATTGAATTAAAAAAAAATGCAACAAAATATCAAGAGAAACTCTATCAGACAATTATATATGCGGAAGTGTTCTTAGAGTCAAAGTAGGTAAACTTCCAAATAACCTTATAGAGTTAAAAAGAAATCAATTAAAATTACACAGAGAACTTAAAAACCATAAGCAAAATGATACCAATTAACAATCAACTGAAAATCATGAATACAATTTCTTCAGGATTATGTCAAGATGTAATTGACCTAAGAGAAGGAAGACTAAGCATTAACCAGGCTACGGCAATATCAAGAGTATCTGGTAAAGCAATCAAAGCTATTGCTGAGGGAGCCATGTTGGCAAATCACCAACAAATACAAAGAGAAAAGATTCAAGCTAGCTTAAAAAGAACAAAAGTTATTGATAAAAATGTTGAATTTAAGCTTAAAAAATTAAATAAACTTAAAATTATAGGTTAAACATTGAAACCTTTGTAAGTATAAAACCTGAGCTTTTAAGTAAGCGTTGATGGAAATTGATATAGTAGGTTAGAGCTACAATTACATAAAAATACTAATCCTGAATTGACAGGATAATCCACGCTTGGAGAGTTGGTTGTGAACCACGCCAAGAGAGTCGGATAGCAGTGATGCTAGATGTGTTGTTCCCTTGAGAAAGGAAATTCTATCAAAGTTGTTGATAAAATGGGCCAACCAACACAAATGAGTTCTCAGCAAGTAGTTAAGTTGAAACGTTAAGTAACCTATAGGGTGGATGCGAACTTTAACTATGTGACCCTACTCTTATTAAGAACGTAATCTGAAACAAGTTACTCATTACTAATAAGAAAGAGGGTGCTAATAAAAACATAAACAATAATTAATCATTTAAAATCAAATCATGATACCAAGCATTAACACAATAGTGAAACCAGTAGCATGTGCATTTACAAAGCACGAGATAGCAATAGTTTCATTAGTGAATCCAAGTAATTTTGATAAATACATTTTTAAACAACTAACTAATGAACTTCAAGCAAACAAAAAGCACTAAAGCTTGTGGTGGATGTCCATTTAAAAGAGTGAATACAAATGAGAAACCAAATCCAGGAGGATCACATCCATTTGTATACATAGGACAAACAAGAGGGCCATTTTGGTTACCATGCCACAAAGACAAGAATTATCAAGGACACGGATCTAACCCTGAAACAGTATCTCAATGTAGAGGTGCTGCAATATTTAGATCTAATTGTGAAGTACCTTACAATTTACCTGAACCATTGTTATCGTTGGAGAAGGATACAGAAAGCGTATTTGCAAATGAAGCAGAATTCTTACAGCACTATTTAGATATAGATGACGAGACTGCAAAAAACCTATCATCAGAAGAAGCATTAAATATGATGATGGATCAAGAGTTGTACAAGAAAAGTGCAACAAGAAGAGAATATAAACAATAACCACATACACAGTAAAAATACAAGCCCTTTTTTAAGACATGCTTCCTTATTAGGCTCGAGCCTCTACAATTGAGGTGTCTTGTATTTTTTTAATAGTTACAATTAACACCCACTTAGGGTGTGTCAACATTTAGTGTAGTGAGGGAAGAACTAACAATCTAAAACAAAAACAAATGTTAAACGCAATAATAAAAACAAGTGGTAAAGTTGAGGAATTGCTTACTAACAATCCAGCACTTAGAGATGATGACAATAAGTTGGTAGCTAAGATATGGTGGCAGGAATCAAATGCAAGTACATTCAAAGATTTTCTTATTGAATTTGGCGCAGGTAAAGTAACAACGCCAGGAGCAATAACTAGAGCTAGAAGAAAGCTACAGGAACATAATCCTGATTTAAGAGGTAATTTATATGCCAAAAGACACAAGAATGAAAAGGAAGTAAGATCACACATTAAATTTGTAAACTTTTAATATGGGACTAAAACCTAGAAGAGAGTTCAAGTGGTCATTAGATAGTGACAGAATTAAACAACACATTGAGTCAAAAGGAGGTGAATTGATTTGGGAATCACAGAATGGTAGAAAAAACCTAGTAAAACAACTAGACCTCAATCACATAAAGAATATACTAAAACTATTTGACAAGAAAGAATACATGGATGATTCAATATTTGAATGTCTCGAATCAGAATTAATATACAGAACACTAACTAAAAAAAAAGAAGATGAGCAAGGAACAGAGTGAGGAATTAGCATTTAAAGATTTCAAAAATGCAGTACCAATAAATGAGTTTGAATCCATTTTAAAGGTAGCTAGACATGAATACAAGCAATTGACAAAAATTCACGCAGCAAGAGAAAAATTTAGAGCAAAAAGTGATGATGGCATTAAGCAAATTCAAGATCAATCTGAAGGAATGCCTCCAGGATTAGCCAAGAAGTTAATTGAGGGTTTAGCAAGGAGAGCTGATGATGAAATCCTAAAAGGTTATGAAGGAGCTATTAAAAGGCACCAACATATTACAGATTTTTTAAACAGATTTCAATTAAGTGAGGAAATACTTCCTTATTTAAATTTTAACAAATTAAATATAAAATAGTTATGGGATTATTCAACAGAAAAAAGCCAGTAGTAGCAGTAAAGTCAGTTTCTGAACAAGTAGATGACTTAGTTCAACAAATACACGCATTATTAGAAACCGATAAAGAAGTCTCTGCAATAGTATTGACAAAGCAGGGATCAAGAGGAACACATCTTGTTCAAGGAAATGGAGGGGATATAAGAAAAATGTTAGAGTCAATAGCAAATGAGCATTCTGATCTTGATGATATCCTGAAAGATATTGCTTCAAGACATGATGCAAAAGAAAGAAAAGAATCACTAGACAGTATGCCTTCTGGACTTAAAGATTTAATCGATAAAATGGGTAGTGACAGATCAGCAAAAGTAACACTTCCAGATGGAACAAAAGCTTTAGCTATCAAGGCAGATGATATAGACAATATCACTGACGAAGAAGTCAACAGAATTCTCGATGAAATGATTAATGGAGCAAATGAAGAAGATTCATCCGAAGACTAAAATACAATCTAAAGCAGTAAAGTTAAGTGAACAAAATAGATTCTTGTGCCTAGAATGGGCAACAGGAACTGGCAAAACACTTGCTTCATTGAAGATTGTAGAAAGAATCTTGAAAAAGAATCCTAATGCTCAAGGTTACTTGATTTGTAAAGAGAGTACGCATAAGAAGAATTGGTTGTTAGATATAAAGAAACATAAGAAAAGCAAGATGACTAAGTCATTAAAAACTGTTCTGTATGCTTCTTTAAAGAACCAGAAAGTTAAGGCTGATTTTATAATTCTTGATGAGTGTCATGCATTGACGCCATTGAGAATTAAAGCTTTAAAACAAATTCTTCAGCGGAATACCCAGATTATTTTCCTATCAGCTACTATTCCTGATGATAAAAAGAGTATGATTAATAAATTCTGTGGAAATAGAATTCATTACGATACAATATCATTGAATAAAGCATTCGAATTAGACTTGCTTCCTACTCCTTCGTTGGTGGTACATAAAGTATTTCTTAACAAGAAGATAGTTAGAGGTAAGTATTGGGAATTTAAAGCAAAAATGCCAAAAGATAAGAAGTCCAATAAGTTTAAATATTGCACCCATAAAGAACTGTTCATGAAACTTAAGAATACACCAAAAGAATTTGGAGTTATCTGTAGAGGAACTGAACAAGAACATTATGATGCATTGACTAAACAAATGACTTATTATCAAGGGTTATCTGATGACATGAAAATTCCTTATCCCATTCGCACAGGGTGTCGAAACAAGTTTCTAAATATAGCTTCCCAAAGGAAGAAATTTATTGCAGAAGTTAAGACACAAACTGTAAAAGATCTGGTTAAGGAATTCAGGTCAGATGATACAAGGTTTATTTGCTTTACAGGTTCAATTAATCAAGTACAAGAGCTTGGATCAAAAAGTGCAGTGCATTCTAAGAATAAAAATGAAGTTAATCAAGATTTGATTGACTGCTTTAACAATTTAGAATGCTCTGAACTATTTGCTGTCAAGATGCTTAGAGAAGGAATTAACCTAACAAATATAGAGAAAGGAATCATTACACAATTAGATAGTGGTATTGGTTCTTTCTTTCAGATGTTAGGTAGATGCTTAAGACATGAGTTTCCAGAATTACATTTACTTGTAGTTCAGGATACACAAGATGTCGTATATTTTAATAAATCAATGAATAATTTTAATCAAGACTTTATAACATGGAGTTAAGAAGACTAAGAAGTTACCATGGATAATATCACAATACCCGTTGATGACATTGTTAAGAACAAGATATCAATAAATGAATACTTAATACTTTATAACATTGCCAATGGGTTTGCTATAACTGGTCTGCTAGAGACTAGCTTGCAAACCCTTACGGGATTAGAAGTAAAGGGATTCATAAAGGTGAGTAAAGATGGTGTATTTCTTAGAGATAAGGCTTCCATATTCTTTGCTGTTAATGATGATTTATTCGTAAAGTGGCTTAAGACATATCCAACTTCTGTAAAAAAGAAGCATGGAGGACAGAGGGCTTTGTCCCCTGCTGATCCAGGTACAATATTAGGTAAGAAATTAAGAAAGAAATGGGAAATGGTATTTAGGAAAGACACACAGAAACAACACCTAGCTATTAGAGTACTAGAACTTGAGGTTAAAGACAAAACTAAATCAGGTGATTTAGAATACATGGTCGAAGCTACAAGATGGTTAAACGAAGGCTATCATGAGAAGAATTTGTTTCTTATAGATAGTGATAAAGGAGATAATGTTTATATTAACGAAGATTATATGTAATGACAGAGCAACAAATACAACAAATTATAGGACAGTTACAGAAGAGCTGTGATATGTTTGAAGATACAGAAGCATCTGAAGTAGAATATCAAGATTACTGTGACAGTATTTATACAGGAATAGCTTATTGGAGAAACCAATTAAGAGAACTTAGGTTAAAAACAAAAGATGGAAAGAACACCCAAGGAATATGCGGATGCTCTAATTGAGAAATTAGAGAGTTTTAGTGATTACGAAGGAAATGTAATACCTTACGATTTAGTACGTCCTATTGCTCGCTTGTCAGTTGATATGTTAATTCAGGAAACTGGTAAGAAGTTTTATTACGAAGTAAAAGAAGAGGTACATTAAGGTTATCACAAACAATTTAAAAACTAAATAATGGCAAAGAAATTTAATGGCATGGAGAGATTCATGTTACAAGAAGCTTTAAAGAACCATGTTGCTAAACTTGAGAAAGAGGTTAAGAAACATGAGAAAAAAGGTAACAGATTACTTTATGCACCTGGATTCTTCTCTATGATTGGAGATGAATTGTCTACAAAAATAGACGAGATGACATTAAAGGGAGATTTACCAAAAAAAAATAATAACAACTAAAAAAACTATATTATGAGAAGATCAGAAATGAATCCAGATCAAAAGTCAAGACATGTAGAGAAGGTTTGTAAGAGTTTATTAATTCACAAAAGAGCCTACAACAAGAAAGAACACGAGATTACTTCTCAGATTATGGCGCTAAGAAAAGAATTAGATGGTCACTTTGAGGCATTTAACTCAACTAAAAGCCAAATATGTGCTACTGAGGAGATTTCACCTAAATTTATCAACAGTATACTTAACGGTAGACAAACAAAATACAAAGACGGCAAAGAAGTTATTATACCTGAAGAAAACAAGTATAGGCAATATGAAGGGTTATAGATGCAGGGAGTGTGGTACAGGATTTAGTACCACAGGCGATAAAGCACCGCCAAGCCCTAATTGGGATGATGGCCACATATGTGATCTGGTAGAAGTTGAAAGCAAAATAAACTCTATTAAATTTAGACAGCCTGGTAAGCAAATTGGAAGCATGCTAGCTCATTCTCACAAGACTATAGAAACTGGAGAGATTCTAGTAAGTAAAGAAGATAGAGAAGGAGCTTTTGGTTATACTAATAAAAGGCCTGTACCACTTCAAACTGGTTCACCTATAATTGATTATGATGAAGATGCAGGTGAGGCTAGAATGAGAATTATTGGTCAGAATGGCAATACAGGTGAACATTATGATAATGTTGATCCAGATGCTGATTTACCTCCATTCAAGGAAGTAGATTATAGAGAGGAGGATCTCAATGGATGACAAAATAATTGGTAAAGTACACCAAAGAGTATCAGAATTAAAGGATATTAAAGCAAAGAAGGATGCAGGCGCAATATTCTGTATTCCTTTTGAGAATTACCCTAAATTGTCACAATCTGTTCCAGGAGTTGTTCCAGGTATGATACAGATGGTGACTGCTGGTTCAGGTGTTGGTAAAACTCAGTTAACTAAGGCTCTTTATGTTAGAGAGCCATTAGAATACGCGTTAAAGCACAACATCAATTTAAAGATATTCTATTTTGCATTAGAGGAATCTAAAGCAGAGTTTATTGATACTATGATATGTAATTTTATATCATCAAGATGTAATATTCAAATGGATCTACTAACGCTTCAAGGATACAAGGAGAAATCTCTTGACCAAGCAAGTTTAGATCTTATTGATTCACACATTAATGACGTAGAAGCCTTATTAGATAAGGTTGAAATTATAGACTCAGTTTATAATCCAACAGGAATCTACAAGTATTGTAGAGATTATGCAGATAAGAATGGTACACATGTATTTGAAGACAGGGATTTTATCAAGAATAAAATTGATACACACCCTGACAGCAAAACTTATGGTCAAAAGATAACAATGAAAGAAACTACTAAAGTTTATAGTCATTACATACCTAATGACACTAATGCATTTACTATAGTTATTGTTGATCATATGAGTTTACTTACACCTGAAAAAGTAAAAGGAACCAATAATATGATGAGTCAACATCAAACTATGGCGCATTGGAGTACTAATTACGCGTTGAAGCAAATAACTAAACACTGGAATTGGGCTGTTGTAAATGTAATTCAACAAGAACAATCAGGTGAGAAGGAGCAATTTACTAATAAAGGAGAAAGTGTTCAAAAGAAAACTGAACCATCTTTAGCTAATTTTGCAAACAACAAGGAGATTCAGCGTGATGCAAAGGTTGTTATTGGTGTTTATTCACCAGACAGATATGGATTTGATGATTATCATGGTTATGATATACGAAGATTTAGGGATTGTTTTAGGGCAGCAAAGATATTGAAAAATAGATTTGGCGCTCCGAACAAGTACCATCACTTCTTATTCGCTGGAGCAACTAATAGATTTAAAGAGTTGCCTAAAGCAGACGAAAGGGACAAAATGTTGCCTTATGAAGTATCAGCAGATAGATTACTCGGAAGAGTGGGTAAGCCAAGAGCCCAGAAAAATTTTGGACAAACTATTTAATTAAATAATTAAAACAAGAACTATGTTATTCAAAACAGATGTTGTAAAAAAACACCAAATTAACAGTGAAAACGCATTATCAATATTCAAGAAGACATTGGATAATATTGATGCAGATCAACAAAGCATCGAAGGTGACATCAATGCAACTCAGTCTACTATTAATGCCGCTCTAGAGCAGAAAGCTGCATTAGAGGTTATTCAGTTCCGTAATGCAAAACTTAGTGGTAAGATTCGTAAATTATTTTCTGAGTAATGTACAGGCTATTTAAAAAGGATAGTAAGGGGAAGATTAGGTTCCTAGGTATTGATACAGAAGGTTCAGCTGTTATTCAGATTTCAGGTCTTCTTGGAGGAAAGCAAGTAAGACATGTTGGTCAATGTGAAGGCAAGAATATTGGTAGATCCAATGAAACTACACCTGAATATCAAGCAACGTTAGAAGCTAATGCTAAATTTGTAAAGAAACTTAAGGAAGGTTACTTTACAACACAGCAAGAGGCAGTTGACCAGGTAGTAATACTTCCAATGCTTGCAAAAGTGTTTGAGAAAGAAGAAAGGAAAGTAACATATCCTTGTTACGCTCAGCCAAAGTTAGATGGTATGCGTGGATTAGGTGATTGCAATCTTAGTACTTTAACTTCGAGATCTGGTAATAATATTGAGACTTTAGGACACATCACAAGTCAGCTTCCTTATTTAGGAGTTGTACTTGATGGTGAGCTGTATGCTCATGGTGAGACATTTCAAGAGAACATGAGAATGATAAAGAAATATAGACCAGGTAAAACTGAGAATGTTAAGTATCATGTTTATGATGTCGTTATGGATAACCCATTTAAAGATAGATTAAATGTTGTTCAGGATTTATGTTCAAAACACTCAGATGTATTAGAATATGTTCCAACTACAGTTGTTGAGAGTAAAAAAGAGTTAATGGAACTCCATGCTTACAATATCTCTCAAGGATACGAAGGGACTATTGTTCGTCACGGTGATGATGGATACAAACTTAATGGAAGAAGTTCTAGTCTATTGAAATTGAAAGATTTTGAAGACATGTCTTTAACATTATTGGATGTAATACCATCAGAGAAAAGACCTACGCATGGTAAGCCTATTTTCTCTTGGGAAGGAGCTGAGAACAACAGGCTAGGTGCAGGTATTTCGTTATCTCACGCTGAAGCTGAAGACTTGTTAGCTAATAAAGCTAAGCACATCGGCAAAACATGTGAATTAAGATTCTTTGAGTATTCTGACACAGGAGTTCCTAGACATCCAGTTATGTATGGATTTAGACTTGACAAATAAAAAATCTAAATATTAATTATGAGTGATGAATATCTTGAAAACTGTAAAGACCCTTTAGCTGTTAAGACAGGTGCGAGGTTCAATACAGGAAAGTTGAAGTGGAGTTTAGTGTCTTGGAAGGCACTAGCTCCAATGGTTAGAGTTCTGATGTTTGGAGCTGAAAAATATGATGACCATAATTGGAAGAAAGGACTCAAGTACACAGAAGTAACTGAGAGCCTTCAAAGACACCTCAATTCATTTATTGAGGGTGAAAATGACGACCCTGAGAGCAAGTTATCTCATGTTGGACATATCTTATGTAATGCAATGTTTCTCTCTTATATGTCTTTATTCAGAAAGGATATGGATGACAGATATATTGATGAGAATTTAGAAGATAAACCATGTTGTGTTATACCCAACACAGATTTTCGTGGTATTTGTTTTAAATGTAAAAAAAATACAAGATTAGATGAATAGTCAAATAAGAGGGTACTACCCAGAATTTAAAGCAATCTTAGCTATTGATTTTGACCTTACAATATGTATGAGTCATTATCCTAAGTTAGGATTGGAACGAGAAGGAGCAGGAAATGCTATAAGAAAATTAGTGGCAGATGGATATGGAGTGATTATTAACACATGTAGAGATGGATTGGCAGCAGCTGATGCTATACATTGGTTAGATACTCACAACATACCTTATCACTTTTTTAATTGTAATTTTCCTCATGTTATTCAACAATACAGCGCAGATTGTCGTAAGATTTCTGCAGATATGTATATTGATGACAAGTGTCTAATGGGATTGCCCCATTGGAATGAAATTCATAAAATAATAGACAAAAAGTATGAGTAAAGACGGAGAAAAAGCCAAGAATACATCAAGATTACTCACAAGAGTAAAGGCACTTGAGAAATCAAACAGAAGTCTTAGAAGAAAGAATAAAGAGCTACAAAAAGATACATTTATTGAAGAAATTTCTAAGATAAGTTTGATAGTTCAAAGTAAAAACACTATCTTTAACGCCTGTAGTAAAATTAGATTTATTAAACAAATTTTAAAGAAAAATGAGTAAAGATTTTTTCGAAAGAAAGGAAGGAAAGGCTAAGCTAGGACTTCCTACACACAGTGAGTATGATGCTAAAAACTTTGACAATGATTTGGTTTCTTGCGGAATTACAGATGTAGAGGGTTTTATGTCTAGACACAAAGAGATGTTTTCATCTTTAACTGTTGATTCAAGCCAAGATAATCCAGTTGCAACAGTTTGTAAAAAGCTGGAAGAAACATTTTCTCATAGAGAGATATGCTTCTTAATGTCTAAAGACTTACTTCAGTCAGCATACAATGATAGTATTAACACATTAAAAGAAACCAAGTAATATGGCAAATAAGATTTTAGTAACAGGTTATTCAGGAACAGGTAAGACTTATTCATTGGGTACATTAGATCCTAAAGAGACTTTTATTATTTCTCCTGACGAAAAAGCTTTACCATTCAGAGGATGGAAGAAGAATTACGTTATGAAAAATAAGGAAGGTATGTTTGATCCAAATACATGTAATTTTCTTAAAACCACTAATTGGGAAAAGATTAGAGGAGGTATGGCTTTTATAAGTAAAAATAGACTTGACATCAAAAATGTTGTAATAGATACTATTACATATGCTATGATTGGTGAGTTTATGGAAAAAGCCAAAACAGTAGGTTTTGCCAAGTTTACTGAGATGGGTGATAATGTTTACAAAACATTAAAATCTATTGATGGGCTTAGAGAAGATTTAACTGTAATAGTTATGGCGCATACAGAAGTTAAGAGCTTTAATGGTGTTGACAGAACTGTATTTGGAGTACCAGGTGGTAAGTTAGTTCAGGATGTAGTTAAGCCAGAAGGTATGTTTAGTATTATATTAGAAACTGTTGTTGAGAAGAAAGGTAATGATGTTCATTATGGTTTCATGACTCAAAACAATACAACTAATATGGCTAAAAGTCCTAAAGATATGTTTAGTGGTCAAATAATTGACAACGACATGGCTGCAGCACTTGAGTCAATAAGAAAGTATGAGGATGGAGAGTAGTGTCGTTTAGACCTATTAGTCATACTCAATTATAAGCATTGGGAGATGAGAGCTCTCCCTTTTTAAAAAAAAACAATAAAATTAAAATAAATATTATGAATATTATTTTCGGAACAAAAAAATTAGGACAAATTCAAACAGCAGCAACATCAGAAAAATACCCAGGTATTCCTGTGATTACTGTTGAAGGGCTTAAAGGAGCTAAAAAGTCAAGAAGAATTTTATTAAACAAAACTGCAGCAGAATTATTAAACTGTGAAGTTGGAGATGTACAGCATTTAGTTTTTGCATCTGTTGAAGCAGGTTCTGAAGTACCTACCCAGGTATTAATTGCTAACGCTTCTACACTTCCGTCAGAAGTTGATGTAACTTACAAAACTTCTAAGAATAGAGTTTCTTATGGAGAAGATACATCTGAGAAAGGTAAAGCAATTACATCATCTCATGCATGTAGAGAGATATTTTCTTTCTTATCGTTAAATGATACAGCTAATGTTGAATTCAGATTGAGTTCATTTGACAACCCTGATTTAGAAGCGTTTTCTTTAGTATCTATTACATCAGATACAGTAAATGAAATTCCTTCTGTTGATGCAGTTATTGAAGGAGTAATTGAAACTAACAATGCTGTTGTTACTGCTGAAGATGTAGTAAACGAAACAATTGCTGAAGTTCAAAAAGCTCAAGCAGCTGATCCAATATTTGATCAAGAAGTAATTGCTGAAGAGGTATTTGCTGAGAAAGTTGAGACTAGTTCATTTGAACAAGACTTAGTATCTGATGTTGATTCTGATTGGAATTAATTAACAAAAATTATTAGTAAAAGGTGAAGGGGATAGCCTTAAAATATCCCCACATTTTAAATTTTAAAACAAATATTATATTATGAGTGGATTCGGAAAAGAAGTAGAAGTAAGTGGAGGTGCAGTAAGAAAATTGTATGTAGGAGCTGAAAACTTCAAAGTAGTTGGTATTAATCCAACAAAAGCTGAGTTAGAGGTTATGTATGGCCGTGAAATTAATTTTGATCCAGAATATGTTGGAACCACAAAGGTTACAGATAGTGATGGTGAACGTGAAGTTCCACAAGTTAGATTAGATTTCTATTTAGCTAACGAAGACAACAGTTTGACGACTAAATTACAATTTTATATTGCAGATACTCACCACAAGTCTCAGACTGGTAAGTACAAAGTAATTAATGCTTTTGGTAGAGATACTTGGTTAGATGGTGAAGCTATCAAGACTAAAGTAGTCCCTGACAACATGCATTGGTACAGATCTGATGGAGTTAAAGTTGCAAAGAGAGGAGAAGTAGAATTAATCTCTTTTATGGTTAATTTATTAAACCTACCTTTCAATTTAGACAAAGTATCAGATGTTTCTGAAGCTTATGCAAGTATCAGTAAAGAGCAGTGGGCAGCAATCTTTGGTGGAGATACGTCTTTATTAAAAGGTTTAATTGACAATACAAACAACAAGATTGGTGTATTGTTAGGTGTTAAGACAAAAGGTGATGGGAAATTAGTGCAAACTACTTTCAATAGACACACTATGCGTCAGTATGTAATACCAAGTTCAAGAGCTGAGAAATTCAAATATGTCCTTAAAGATTTAGACGAGTCTCAAGCAGCAGGTGCTTTTGGTAATGTTGATTTTGGCCCAAGAGATTTATCTCTTCGTGAGCATAATATTACACCAACAGCTATCTCTACAGAGAATGCTAGTCAAATGGATGTGTTTGCAGTAGCAACACCTTCTGAAGATGGCGTAACAGCAGAGTCAGATGATTGGTTAAACGGATAGTATCCCCAATAAGTAAGTTTAAAGGGCTATATTAATTTATAGCCCTTTTTTTATTAATTTTAATTACAAAATTATGTCATTTGGAAGAAACAAAGTACACAAATTATTACCAACAAGTGAGAGAATTTTAGAATGCGTAAGTGATTTCGAAATATTCGAATATTATTTAGGCGGTATCCCAAAAAAGGCTATAAGTAGTCCATTGAGAGGAGATGCTACACCATCATTTAGTTTATTTAAAAGTGATGAGCACAATAAGATATTCTTTAAGGATTTTGCTACAGGTGAATCAGGAGATTGCTTTTTATTTGTTATGAGATTATTTAAATTAGGAAGTAAAGTTGAGACATTCAACAAGATTGCTTCTGATTTTGCTTTAACTCAGTTCGAACTAAATTCGTCTTCTCGTGCTTATTCAAGACAGACTTTTGTAAAAAAAGAGAATAGAATAAAAACTATTAAAAACACAAAAGTAAGAATAAGTGTAAGGACTAGGGATTGGAAGATTAGAGATAAAGAATATTGGCAAAATATATACGGATTGAATAAAAATCAGTTAGAGTTTTGTAAAATATTTCCTATTTCTCACTTCTTTGTTAATGGATATTGTTCAGAAGCTGAAAGTTTAGCGTATGCATTCGTAGAAGAGAAAGACAATGTACAGACTTTTAAGATTTATCAACCATTTGCAGGAAAAGATGATAAATGGATTAACAATAATGACTTTTCGACATGGGAATTATGGACTCAAATGCCTAAATCAGGTAAGAATCTAATAATAGCTAGTAGTCGTAAAGATGCTGCAGTATTAAAAACTATTTTCTCATCAGAGATACTTACCTCATGCTCGCTACAAAGTGAAAGTGTAAATGCAAAGGAAAGTGTAATTAATGAATTGAAAGGAAGATTTGAGAACATTTATGTTCTCTATGACAATGACTTCAACAGCTCAATTAATAGAGGTAGAGTTGCAGGAGTTAAGTTATGTAGTCAATCTGGATTTACTCAAATAGAAATCCCAGATGAATACGGAGTAAAAGATCCTTCAGATTTTATAGAGAAATACGGGAAATTAAAATTACAGGAGTTAATCTCCACACTAATTAACATTAACATTAAAAATAACAAATCATGATAACAAGAACTATTAGTACAAATTTAATGAAAAAAGAAGAGACATTCAGAGTAATGGCTCTTGGTGAAGCTGTGAATACTCCAATTTTATTAATTGGCCCTCCAGGTGTTGCCAAAACTGCTGCTGTAATTGATTTTGCAAAAGCATCTTTAGGAAAGTTAGGTGGAGCAGATCTTTTTCTTTTAGAAACTGATGAAGGAACTAAGTCTACTGCTGTAAAAGGTAATATAGATTTAGAGGCTCTAACCACAACGAATAAGTATAAGATAAATTCCCCAGTGACTAAAGCCAAGGTAGTTGTAATTAATGAGATTGATAAAGCATCAGCCTCTTTAAGAAACAGTTTATTAGGCATCATGAATGAGAAAGTACTATTTAATGGTACAGAGAAGATTCCTTGTCAATGGGACAACTTCATTGCAACTTGTAATGAAATACCAGATGACGAAGTTGATTCTCCATTTTGGGATAGATTTTTAATCACCCATGAAGTTACTAGATTATCTCAATCTGACATGCTTAAGTATTATGCAAAAGGTGGTAAGGCATTCTCTCAACAACAGAGTATTACTATGCCAGAAAAAACTGATATTGATGCAATCAAATTGACTCAAGCTAAGTTACAGAAAGTACTTAATGTTTGTCATAAAGATCTTTCAGATAGAGCATTGTCTTTCTTGCCAGTATTGGTTAAGAATGTAATGTGTGTTTGGGGAATGAATGAAGACAGAGGTTTGGTGAAGACTGCTGAATTATTAGTTGGTAAGGCTGTTGCTAAAGAATTAGCTAAAACTTTAGTTGCTAAGGAAATCAGAGAAATCTATGACATTATTGATGCTATTGGTCAGACTTTAAACAATGAAGACTATAACAGACAATACGATAAGTTAGAGATGGCTTATGGCGAAGCTAATGCTAAGAAATTATTACTTCCTTCAGACGAGAATGATCTTAAGAAGAGATTGGCAGACGAAGAGTCTAAATTACCTTTCTTAAAGGATGATGCATCAGATGTTTTAAACAAATTTAACTAATAATGAGCCTTTTCTCTAGAAAGGATGGATCTGAAAATAAAACTGGGGGCGTAAATGTCCCTAGTTACGATCCATATGGACAGTACCAAAATAGCGGAAGCGGTATATTTGGATTTAGAAAAGATAATCATGTAGTTATTCCTGGTGTTACCTCTTATGAAGAGGATAGCTTAAGAAAAGTTAAGGATTATGTTGAAAAAGAGACAGGGAAACCCTGTACTTTATCACAAGAACTAATCAATGATGTTTATAGTATTTATGTTAATCAAGATGTTAAGAGGAGACCTCAATCTGATAACAATAACATACGTCATCAGGTTCTTGATAAAGTTTATGACTCATTAACCAAGGTTGTTACAGTTGATTCTTCATTGTATACTCAAATATTAACTAGAGAACTTGCATTAGTATTGCAGACAGTTGATGATGAGATGAAAGAAGAAGAGAAGAAGCAAAATGGCGGTGAAGGTGATGGTGGCGAGGGCTTAGAGTCTTCTACAGATCCTTCAGATGGACAAGGTGATGGACAAGGACAAGGTGATGGTGAAGGTGAAGGAGGAGATGACAGCGCGGGACAAAATGCAAAAGTAGCAGGTAAAGGTAGTGGTGGAAACAATAGAAAATCTATTGAAGATATAGCTAGTGATGCTCTTGATAAGGCAGAGAAGAAGATTGAAAAAGCCAAAACTAATGCTGACAAGAAGATTAAGGATTTAGAAGATCAATTAGGTAAGGAAGCAATGAAAGACCTTATGGATCAAGACCCTGAGTTTTTAGAAAAGATTGATGAATTAAAAGACAGGTTAAGTAAAATTTCAATAAGCAAGGATAGTATCCGTAAAGTTTTAGAGAAAATACTTAATGAGTCTATGAATTATTTCTCTAGTAAGTACAAAAGAGTTGAAGAATCTTTGTTTGAATGTGAAGATTGTGAAGACTTATTTGGATTAGAATTTTTACATCCTATCTTTAAGAATGCTGAGATAATGAATGTTGGTAATGAGAGTAGAATTTACAAAGGTAAGATGGATTTATATCTTGATTGCTCTGGTTCTATGAATGATACTGAGACATTTGAAGGAACCAAGATCAGAATGATTGACCTTGCAAAAGGTATTGGCATGGTATTGTACAGAATGGGTATGATTGAGAATTTGTATTTCTTTAATGGAGGTTTAATTCCAATAGAGAATCCGAACGAACTATCTATTTTGTCCTTCTCCAAAGGAGGTGGAACTGATTTTAATAATGTTGTAGATAACATTAAAAGAACTGGAAATAACTCTGTAGTTATTACTGATGGGTATGATGATTGTCAAGAATACACAAAGGGCGCGTTCTGGGTTGGTATTGGTGGTACTACTTTTCAAGGGTATAGTGATGCTTTTGAGACTTATAGGTCATCAAAACAATGTGTATCTTATAATTCAGATACAAGTAAATTTGATTATTGTAATTAAAAATAGAAATTATGTTAGAACGTAAGAAACCAGTGGATATGATTTTTATTCCACACAACGTTCCTTCATTAAAGAACAGTAAAGTCAAGACTAGCAAGGGAATCTTTGCTAGTCCTACTGTTTCAAAGTACATTAGGAAGCTAGGTATACAAGGATTTAACTCTCGTAAAAAAGAAGTTAAAGGATATGTAGATAAGGCTAGACCTAATGAATTTGAAGCATTACGAGTTAAGTTCGAGACGATGAGGGCAGGAAAGGGTGATCCATTAATAATTGGTTACCATCAAGTAAGAAATAGTAAAAGACTTTTTGATTTTAGTAATAGCGTTGAGATCCTTCAGGATTTAATGACAGCGCATGACTTTATTGAAGATGACAACGTAAAGTACGTGTTCCCAGTGCCAATGAGCATAGATGGGAGATTAATTAACGAATTAAACCCCAGAGAATTTCCTTTATACAGTGTAGACAAGGATAATTCTGGAGTATGGATTAAAATATTTTAATGAGAAAGACAAATAAAATATTCGCAAGAATGGGTTTTGAAGACAAAGTTGTTACGTTAGAAGATGCTAATAACAATGACATTAAAATAACACAGGACGAGGTATTTCTTGTTGGTTATGAAGATGAGCATGGTGAAGAATGTGAAGAAGATGGTACGTTTTTACTACAACACATTGATCTAAATCAAATAAAAATGTTTAAGCATTAATGGCAATACAAGACCATAATCTTAAGTTGACGGAACAACAGTACCGAGACTTAGAGATACCATCTTATTCAATGTTATCTAGTATAGATAAACAAGGATTAGATGTCGTGGGAGGCGTTAAACAGAGCTTTAATTTAAAGTTTGGTAGTCTAGTTGATATGATGTGTTTTGAACCTCACAGGGTTGACGATACATTTTACAGAGGAGTTGCAGCAAAACCACCAACAACTAATGTTAAGAACATTTGTGATGCAGTCTTACAGGGCTTAGATGGTAAAGAGGGTCAAATATCTAAAGGAGTTACAGTATTAGGAAGAAGAAAGTCTGCAAAGATATCTTCCCTGATTGGTGATTATGCCTCTGATATAAAATTGGCAGCAACTAAACTAGGTGTTTATAAGAATTACACTGAAGACAAAGTGTATAATACAGTAGTTAGCGCTGGTTCAGAATACTTTAAAGACAAAATCAAGTGTAGAGGTAAGATTTTAATCAAACCTGAGATGTGGAATCAATGTGCTCACACGGCAGCCACATTAATAACACATCCATATACTGCAAAGTATTTTGTACAAAATGTCCCTGGTGTTGAAATCATTTATCAATACAAGTTTGACACTATGGTTCAAGGAAGAAGATGCAAAGGTATGTTAGACTGCTTAGTGATTAATCACAACCTGAAGTTGATAATACCAGTAGATTTAAAGACAGGTGAGTCTGCTTGTAAGGATTTTCCAATGTTGTACACGATGCATAAGTATCATATACAGGGAGCTTTATACAGAGAAGCATTAATGGCTATTGCTACTAATGATTTTGAGTTGATGGACTATACTGTTCAGCCATTTGAATTTGTTTATATATCTAAATTAAATCCCAACAAGCCAATGAGGTTTCGTGTATCAGAAGATATGCACACCGCGGCTATGAATGGATTTATTGATAGATACGGCTATTCTCACAGAGGTGTTCTTGACTTATTGGATGACTACTATTATAGTGTTCAGAACAATAATGCGGAATACTCCTTCGAGGAAGTACAAAACAACGGATTGGTTGAGATGACCTTTGACTCAATAACAAGCAGATAATGAAAGACACCTATAAGATTACATTGGCTAAGAATAAAAGCTTGACCTATATGTTCCCCTTGGTTAATTCTGAGATTAAATTCAAATTTAATCAGTTTTTACTAAATTCATATATGTCTTTTGATAGTGGTGATGAGTTATTTTGTGTAATGTACAGCTGGTCAAGCAATCCAGATTTTCTAAAATACGAAGGAAAATTAATGGAGCATCCAATGTATGTTGGTCATGCTGATTTTGGAGAGAAGGTTGTTTACAAATTTAGACTAACTCATCTCATGAAGAGAGGTAGGCGAGCGTTTATAGAGGGAAGGTGTAAAGACTTTACTGACAATCACAAGAGCATAATAATAGAATACATGAGAGACATGGGTTTTAATAATGTTCTAAGAATAAGTGAGTTATTAAATAAGAATCAGAATGCAAAATCTGCAGCCCCTGATGTGGATTTAGAAACAGTAAGTAAGCAAGTTGATACAATAATAATTAAACCAGAAAATATATTCTAATGAAAGTAAAAAAAGTAATAAAATTTAGATATGGAAATATCTAAATCTAAAGAACTTTCCCGTATTAAAGATTTGGTTGAAGCTATGTATGGCTTCAGCCTCTTTAAGGGAACTAGAAAAAGAAAAGTGATATATGCCAGGAAGGTGTATGTTAAACTTGCAAAAGATCACAATCATACTTATGAAAGTATTGGTAATACAATTGGGTGTTCACATTCATTAATTATGCATCATTATAATTCATTTAACGTTGTACTAGATGTAGATATGGCTATTTACAATAGGTTTTTAAATGTATATAAAGTTATACCAAAAATAAGTGACAAAGAACTATTATCTATTCCATTTAATGAAGAAACTGAAGAAGTGATGGTTAGAGCTGAATATGAGATTCTTATTGAAGAACTTAAAAACAAGATTGATACACTAGAAAGTGACGCAAAGAAGTTAAAGGTTTTTGCACCAATGCTTAAGCTGTGTACAGGATGGAGTAAGTCTGATAGACTTGATTTTATTCAATATAGAATGAAGCCCTATTCAGATTCAATAAAGAATAAAAAATATTAAAAATAAATCATTAACATAACAATTAAATCAAATCAAATGATATTTAAACGAAGAGAAGCAATACCAGTTGGGCCTGGAATGATGTGCACAATAAAACCAGATGTTATAGAGATAGCAAAGGAAAAGCCATCTTATTCTAGAATCTCAGCAGCCTATTATTCAGAGCAGAATAATCAGGAAATTTCTAGCTGGATATTAAAAAAGTCAAGACAAATAAACAACCAGATTCCATTTGCAGATATTTCATTAGCTTATGTTAAAGGAAATAGCGTTTTTGGAAATGAAATTGTTGAAATCATACCTCTTGCAATAAGTCAAGACGAGTATGGTTATGGAGTGAGAAAAATTCTTACTGAAGGTAAGTCTTTTCTAGTTAATAGAAATTCACTATCTTTGGCAAAAACTTCAAATCATGAGAGTTTGAGATATAATGTCAAGCAAACTATTTATAATTTAGTTAATTCTAATTATAATCTTAAAGAAGAGTTCTCGTGGCAGCAGTAGGTCATCAAATAACTCTTGAAGAAATGATAAAAGAATGTGAACATGAACAGAAAATTAACGGGACTTCAGAAAAGGACGCTCAAGAGTAAAGCAGAGCAGGATATAATACGCAGGTATTTCGAAAGAAATTGGGAGGCAATGAGTTGGTGTAATAAACAGGGTTTAACCATTTACACATCAGCTCAAGCTAACAATAGTGTTATGGTTAGAATATTTATTCAAAAGGGAGTTAACTTTAAACCTTTAAATAATATTTTGTACAGCCAAGCTGAGCCAGAAGACATGATGAAATGTGTTGCTGCAATAGACTTAAGATATGAACAATTGTATCTTAGAATGAAAAAAAATTAAATTTAAGTAGGTGTAGCTGACTCTTCATATTAATTATCGCTAGTTATACGTGAGTATGGCTGCACCACTTTTTAAAACTAACAAAAGAAACGGTAAAAGCTGTCTCCTTTTTTATTAACTAATACCAAAACAATACATTATGGAACAATCAAGCTGTTGTGGCGCTGATAGATACTTAGGAACTGACCTATGCGGAGATTGCAAAGAGCACACGGAATTTAACGACTGTGAAGAATAGTCAAATTAAAACAAAAAAGACATGGAAAATCCAGAAGAAGAATACAATCTAACATTTTCAGATAAAGTATATTTAGGAGTAATGGCTATCATAGTTATAATGATAGTTCTAACAAATATATGGTAATGGAAGAAACTTTAGAATTACTTAAACAATTTGCTGCAAACGGAGATAATGTTTGGTTGCAAAATAAGCTAGATATACTAGACACTCAAATCAAAGAGAGATTAACTCTATAAAACACTATGAAAAGGGAATCGTGAAGAAATTAATTTGGTGATTTGGATTAATGTTATGTTTATTTTAAAAGCCCTTACCAGTTTATCTGATAAGGGCTTTTTTTTGCTAGCTTTTTTTTACTTAAATACGTTATTTAGCTGTAGTTCGTAAAAAATCTAAAGACACTCTAAAATCATCAGTTCCTTTTGGCCATGGAACTAATTTTCTTGATTTGTGAAATATTTTAAGATCGCCCTTATTCTTTCCAACTTCGTATCTTTCACCCCAATTTGCAGGAAGCATGTAATTCATAACTTTAAACATGTTTTTTAAATTACCTACAGCTGCCGTTGGAGTCGAAGCAATCTTAAATGCTTCAATAGGGTTTATGAATGTTGTTAATTCAGACTGTTGTCTTCTAAGTAAATACGCTAAGAATATGTCTTCATCATCAATATCTCCATCACCTTCTAAAATTGCGTATGCTAAAGTTATAGCAGTCATTGACGCAATATCAACCATACTTTTTCTAACACCAGCTTTTTGCTTAGGACTTAGTGAATTCCAGCTTTTAGAAATATTAACACCATCTTCTCTTGCATCAGCAACTATCGTTGACAAAAATCTCATGGTAGAAATATAGTAACCTTCCATATTAACTTTCTGATCTGAAGAATAAAACTCTTGAGCTTCAGTTAAATCTGCATTTGCATGCTTAAATGATGTTGTTGCTCCTCTGAATCTACGAACATATCCTGGTATCATCCATTTTCTTAAGAAGAACCCTAGTTTACCTAGAATATGTCTTTGAGCGTGAGCTTGAATATCATTAGTATATTGACCATGTAATTCATCAATCTTACTTCTTATCAAGTTTCTAGTTTCTAAAAGAATACTTTCCTGACCACCAGTAGTTGTGAATGATGTATTTTGAACTGAAGGATGTAATACCATTTCTTGACCACCCTGAGCATTCTCTTTAAAAGAAATCATTTCTTTCAAACTTGCAGCTTGTTTTTTACTTTTAACAGGATTTCCATTTACATCAATCCAAGTACCTTTTGAATTTTGAGCCTTAATAGAAGATAATACAGCATACATTACTTTTGCTTGCATCATATGTTCTCCCATGTTTGCTAATGGTCTCAAGCTATCCTCTTTGAATAACCCTTCCATTTTACTTCCCTTCTCAAAGTTTGTATTAAGATGAGCTGGGCCCATTGCATTAAAGTTAGACATTAATAAATTAGTTTTAGACGTACTTACGTTACTTCCAATATCCTTCATAATGTTTTTAAGATCAAAATTGTACCATTGTTGAGCTTGTTTATAATCTGATAAATTATACACATCCCCTCCAATTGCCTCAATAAGATTCGAGAAAGTACCAGTAGTGGTGTTGATCATACTATTGGCATAATTAAATACAAGAGAAACCATTCCGAAATACTTTAATCCAGTTTTAACTACCTGCTGTGCTTCAACAACTTTGTCTCCTATTTTTAATCCCACAGATTGCTTAGTTGTAATACCATACAATCTATTCTCAAGAATAGACATTGCTTTGTTATACTCCTCCGAATCTTTTTCTCTTTCCCATAAAAGTGCATCTGTTTGAGCATCTATTTTTTGCGATCCAGATGTTAAATCCATAACTGGATACTTTTTTTTATGCATAACTTCAGTAATAATAATCAAAGAAGACTCAATTGCTTTTTTCTCTTGATAATTCTTAGCCATAATAGAATGAAGCAATCCGATAGTGTGTAAATCATACGACTGATCTGTTTCTTGAAGTCTAGCTCTATAAGGTGTTTGTATTCTTAACGTCTCACCTTCCTTAAAGTCAGTGTATGATTGAACATCAAAATCATCCTGCTGAGTTTCTATCATCTTACTCAACTCAGCTTTACTCATAGTCTTTACAGACTGTCCTTCTCTTATTCTTGATGCTGAAGTTTTCATAGCTCCAGGTAATCTCATAAACTTAACTCCCTTGTACCTTGTAATAAGAGATGATTTATCTTCATACATTTTGTTTGCCAACTCAGCATTCTCTTTAAGTTTAACAAGTTCATCAGCTCTACCTTTATCTTTCTGTAGTTCTTTCCATACTGGATTTTCCCACTTTTCAATAGGCGCTTCCTTTGATCTACTCATTCCGTTAGTGTCAACCCATTTATATTCTTTTGTATTTTCTTTTATCCAGTATTTGCTTTCACTTCTTGCAATAGCTTGGTTTAATCCCAAAGTCATTCTCTTTCCACTATCAAGTTTGATTGATACATGCATAGCTCTCTCTCCTTCTTTCAAGTTCTCTGCACCTTCAATCCTTACTTCATCTCCTGGAATAAGTTGTCTCTTTATTTTATTTCCATTTTTATTTAAAATGTTAGACTCATACTCATAAACAGTAACCCCTGAATCTAATACTTTTGGAGTCACTACGACACCTTTGTATTTTTCATCATATATTGTATCATCTCCAGATTCTCTATTCATAGTGTCCATATCCTCTAAGAAATCAGGGCTATATTCACCAGTATAATAAGATTCACCACTTTGAGATACAGTATACATGTTCTTGTATTTAGTTTTCATGTTTCTGCTGTCAGATACATTGCTTCTAAATTTTTTATTAGCAACATCTACATTGGTTGCCTCTTCAGTTGCGTACTTTTCTACACCCTGCTGAGCTTTGTCAAGAAGTGTTGATATTAATTGAATATCCTTAGCCTTCATTTCTTTTTCAGAAAGAAGAACCATTGATAGTTTACTCATTCTTGTAAGAGATTCTTCAGCTCTTGCTTCAGCAATTCTTAACTTAACATCCTCTATCTCTAGTTTATGTTTTGATAACTCTTGAATTACATATTCACCTTCCTGCATTCCAGTACTCTCTTCACCTAATTCAGCGTAAGTTTCTCTAAATCCAATCTTATACTTCTCTTCAGTTTGAGTATCATACTTAGCTAACAGACCTGCGTAAATTGCACGAGATCCTTTAAGTAATTTTGAATCTATCTCTTTTCTTGTACCCTGAAGGTACGACATCAATTCCCTGATAGTTTTTACTTCTTTAGGGTCTAATTCACTTGTGGCCTGTAAGTTTTCCAGTAAAGACTGAACATCTTCTAATACACTAAATGATGCGCTCCAGTCATAAGCTCTTCTTAGAGTTTCTGAATCTAATGAACCTTCATCCTCTCTCTTGTCTATTTCAGTTTTCATAAAATACAATTCATTCTTGGCCCAGTTTAAATATCTTACAAAACCCATCTTCCTATCAGCGCTATCGTATTTATCTAGTTTCTCTTTAAGACCTGTAATAGACTCTAATCTTGTTTGCTGAGGAGTTGCTAGTTTTAGTTTCTTACTCTTTTTTGCAAGTCTCTTAGAATTTCTAGCCTCTTTCTTCATTCCTGCTGGAGTTGAAACCCTATTCTTCTGGTTTTTATAAACCTTAGTAACAACATTGACTAATTCATTGTATCCTTTCTCAACCTTAGATTGTAAAGCATCAAAATCTTTCTCAACTTCAGTTCTAGTATCAGTTGCTCCTTTAACTTTTATCCCTTTCATCTGTTGGGCAATTACTTCTGTCTTTGTAACATCGATAGCTTTCACCTTATTGCTCAAAAGTTCTTTAGATAAGCTCACCACCTCACTTCTCTCTAACCCAAAAGTTCTAGAGAGGTAATCTGATAGCCACGCCATAAAAGACTCCCATTGGCTCTTATTCTCTGCATCTGCCCAAATCTCTGATCCTTCTCTTCCGATAGCTGTTGCTAGTATTTCCTTATGCAGCATATCTGTAGACAGCTCAGGGTATAAAGCCTTAACTTCTGTCCATAAATCAGAGTCTCTAAGTTGATCAAGAGCTCTTTGTAATCTTTTGTTTTCTAATCCTCCAGGAAATGAATCAATGAATACATGCGCAAACTCATGGATTGCAGTAGTCTTAAATAACTGGTTAGGATTAATAAGAATTACAGGCTTACCTGCAGCTTTGGTTCTTGGATCGTTAAGCCCAAGTAATCTTGAGCTTTCAATATTGTCATCATAAATAACTTCAACATTCATTGATTTTTGTAAGGCATCAACTTTCTTTTGAAAGGTTATTGAATCCTCTCTTTCGTAATCAGTACCTTCTCTTTCTTCCTGAGACCTATAGTCTTCTACTACTTGTGCATCTCTAGCAAGAGCAGTAATTAGATCCTGCTCATTAAGCTCTGACCCTTTGTATAAAAATAGTTTACAACTCATAATTTTTATTTACATTTAATGTTTTTATCAGAGATTATCTGACTTAAATTTTGTTTTATTATACTTGCATCAGAAGATCTAGTTTCTGCAACATTGTCTACTGAAAGTTCATCAAACTTAGAACCGTTGTTGTCTTTGAATGATTCTTCTTTCATCATAACATCATCCATTCTTTTCTCAATTTCAGCTTCGACAGCTGGATTTATATTGTTTGAAGGAATACTAGATTCAGTTACCATGTTTCCTTTACTGTATTCTATACTCTTGAATTTACCTTTAGAAGATCCTAATTCAAAAGTTCTTGCATACACAGGAACTCTTATGTCAAGTCCGTCTGCATCTTTTCTAATTACAGTTCCTTTTCTTTCATAAAGAAAGTCAGATGAAACAGTCCATCCATTAATATAGTCAGAAAATCTACCATTTACAAATTTAGGAAAAAATCCGTCACTTGAGCCAAATTCTTGACTTTTATTTTTAGCAGGCTTATAAATGAATACATTCCTTCCCCCGTCCATGTTGTCAACGTTTAATGACTTCACTATTTTGGAGTTATTTTTGCTATGTCTCTGTATTTGATCCGAAAAATTTGAATCAGAAGGCATTTGATCGGCATTTCTGATAGCTTCTCTAATTTCACTACTAACATTAAAATCTTTTAAGATTTGATGAGGAATGAATGAAAAGAATTGAGACAGATTGTTTTGAAATCCAGAACTTAAAAATGCATATCTAGCTAAATCTATTGCAAGTTTCTTGTCAGGATGAACAGTTTCAGTATCTATCGTACCGTCTTCATTAGTGTAATGTTTATTATACAAATCTAACCAACCTCTGTATATCTGTGTTTGATAATACGTTGGTTTGTTTTGATTGTTAATACCCATGTACTTGTTATCTCTCCATGTACTAACCTCTAATTCTTCTATCAGGTAATTTCTGTCAGCAGTACCTTCCACTATTTCTGCTTGTCTTTCCATAACCTTATTTGGAATACCACGGCTTAACTCATCGTAGTCTTTATTATTGTCTTGGAATAATGTTAATCCTGACATTGTGTAAGAGTAGAAAGCACCATCAATAGCCTTAGCTAACTTAAGATCTGTTAAGAGCTCACCATTTGCAGTCTCATGAGATACATTATTATAAGTATCCATTGCGCCTTGGGTACCAGATAAAAATAAATCTGAACTTCTTATAATGTCCTTAACCCAGTTCAATGTGTTCTCGCGATATGTACCAAGCATTGTTCCTTGAAACTTAGCTTCGTATCCAAGTAATTTCTTATCTAGATACACTTGTTTTACCTTGTTCTCATTCACTAATCTCTCTACATTACTTCCTCCAGCTCCTGCTGTATCTGATTTTGCTGCCGTAACACCATCACCAAAAAATCTAGCTTGTTCTTGTAAGAAAGTCCATGCTGCCAATACATCATAATCTAAAGTTTGATCTCTCTCCCCTTTGATGTTATTCTCAAGTGCTGAGCTTGACATCTTAGAGATAACATCTGCGTGAGATACAGCATTGAATTCTAATTTATTAAAACCATATCTTTCAAGTATTGCTTCTAAAGCAGAACCCTTACTGGTCTCTCCTTTATCACCTTTAAGCATAATATCACTAGCAGTGATACTCATACTTTCTTGCTGTAATGCAATTAATTCTTTTAAGATTGGTTGACCTATGAATCTATTTACCCACTCCATACTAGCGCCTGCTCTTAATAACATAAAAGTGGTACCAGCTGTAATTGAATTGTGATTAGCTCTAGAAATGTAAGGATCTTTTGCAATATCAACATACGCGTTCAAGAATGCAGACAGGTTGTCCGCTATTGAATACTTTCCTGTAGTTTCACTGTCAAAAAATGTTACAGTTTTCTTTTGGCCTTTCCTCTTTCCCTTCTTAATCGTTACTTCTTTCTTGTTACCAATTCCGATCCATGTATCAAATCTTAAATTTAATGATTGATTCATTACGTGATCAACTAAATGATTTGCAGTTTGACCTACACCCATTTTACCTGATAAATAATCTCTCTTAGTTTCAAGTTGAACAAGTGGAGAGAATAACTCCATGTTTTTCATAACTGGAGCAGGAAATAATCCTCCTTTTAATTTTCCGTCCTTGCCTTTTGTACCAACAATATCATCTTTAAGCTGAGCTCCATCAATAGACCTCATCATTGCATCATAAGTAAGTGGAGAGTTCAATACAGCTTTGTATTGACCAACCAATTCATTCTGAGTAATCATTTTCTCTACCTCTGATTCAGTGTATAATTTTGCTACTACTTCTTCGACTATTGTTCCATCTTTCTTTACATATCCATCTTTCCCTGGACTCTTAACAAGAAAACGTTCATTCTCTTTAGTTAATTTTTCTACTGTTTTTGTTTCTGTATTGTATACAAGGTTATTCTGCATAGCAAATAACTTATCAATATCAAAATCACTACCAGTCTTTGCAGGTAATCCATCATAAACAACAATACTGTCTCCCATTCCTGGAGGTAATATTCCAACAATTTCTAAATAATCATTAGAAGACATCCCTTGGTTAGGAATTCTGTATGTAATTAATTCTAGAGAACTAGGGTCTAAAAGACTTACTAATTCATCAAGAGTTTTTCCTTTTGTACTAATGTTGTTAGCTTTAAGAATCTTCATTATCTGAGAATGAGGTATCATTGCTTGACCAGGTAATACTGCACCAGTCTTTTTATCAATACGAGGAGGAAGTAATCCTTCTCTATTGTAATTTTTAGATACAATCTTAATACCGCTATCTTCACTAATTTTCTCTAATCCAAATGGAGATACCTGAATAAAACTACCACCTTCAGTAGTAATCTTAGTCAATTTTCTATTCATTATAGACATAAATATACTTTCTACTTTACCTCTAATCTGAGGTATTGCATCAAGTGGTGTTTGTTTCTGAAGAGCTTCAACTACATTTTCACTAGCACCTCTATCTTTAAACTCTTCTATTAGAGCATTATAGATGTATTGCTTATCATTTATCTTTCCATTTTCGTCAATAGCAAACTTTCTTTTAAGATCCTCTTTACCTATGTTAGATAATTTAGATACAGTATCATGTATTTTTTGAGCAAGAGTACTTCCATTAATAGGCTCTCCATTAATAAAGTAATCCTCTGTTAAATTTAATCCTTCAAAGATGTTCTTTTGAATTTGAGATCCAACATTAGTTTCATGCATTGTCTTAATTGGTAGATCCTGTTGTAATTTCCATCCCCTGTTATTAAGTACCTTTGGGTTTAGAGTCATTTCAGCTTCAGACAACATATCTGTGGTTCCTTCTTTGTTTATTCTAGTAGGCGCTACAGCCCCAACTTTAACTCCATCTATAGTTATCACCTCATGAATCTCTAAGTGAGCCTCACCGTCCCTATATTCAACACCTGTTTCAGGATTCTTTGTCATCTTATTGTAAAGACCCTCCATTGGAGTTCCTTTTACTAATGAAGGAATCAATACAGCCTGAGAGTACTTTAAATACACTGGTCTACCCTGATTGATTTCAAAGTAAACACCTTTTAATGGCTGAGCTGCTAATTTAGTTTGTTCTGGACTCATGTTTCCACCAGTTTTCATAAGATCATAAACCTTATCATGCTGTGGGCCCCACTGACCTAACTTCTGCTTAAGAAATCTCCATCTACGAGGAGTAATCCATGCTTGAGCATCAGTAGTATTAACTCTTTTGTATGCATCTGCAATTTTTTTATCTGTAACAGATTCTAAGATTTTAGCTATATATTTAGAAGCAACTTCAACACCTTCAACTGTTGCTTGATTGAAGATAAGTGAATCACCATCTTCTAATCTTAATTGTAATCCATCAGTATAAGTTGCAGGAATACGCTTAATTAAATCTGCATTATTTTTATAGAATGCAGGGTCTCCTGAGAACATTTTAGTATATTCTACAGAAGCTATAAGCCCGTTCATAAAGTAGTCACCAGCAAGCCCATTTATGTCTCCATAATGATCTTTAAGTTCCTTACTTAGTCCGTCAATATTATCTAATTTAGTTGCATGTTCTTTAACTCTATCAGAGATACTTTCTTCAATAAATTTGTGAACTATTTTTTGTTGATCTAATGACAATCCGTTATACTTGTCACTTTCAAATGTCTTTCCATATATTGCTGCTCTCAATTCTTGAAATGCAGGGTCTGTATTGTTCTTGCTAAACTGAGGAAATATTTGAGATTGAATACCATTACCGTCTTCTCCATGATAATGAACAACCTTATCTACACTATCATCTTTGTTCTCTTGATTAACCCTTCTCATTCTGTTATATTCATCGAGAAAGTATCCATAAGCTATATCGACAGCTCTGGGAGAGACATAAATTGACCCATCCTCAGTAGTACGCATGTTAAATGCTATAGGATCAAATCCTTGTAACAAAATTCTTCTTGATTTATCCGCGGCAATAAGCGTTGGGAACATTGATTTGTTAGTCTTTTTCAATAACCCATTAAGCATTTGGAATGCATTGACATTGATATTATCATTTGTAGTTATAGATGTGTTATCTACAGCGTCATTTTTTCCTTTAGAAGTAAATGATGCGTCTAGTCCAGCTTTTAAGTTGTCTAATCTCTCATTACTTATTCTTTGTCTATCTTCTGGATACTCATCTAAAGCTAACAAGTGTCTTATCCATAATGAATTCTCTTTAGAAACATCCATAGATAGTGCACGTAAAACACTTGGATCCTTTTTCCATTCATTGATAGTATTAGATACATATGTAGGATTAGTAACTGTATATCCCGTCTTACCTTGACTAAGTAATACAGAAGCATCAGCCATGTCACTCATTCTCCATCCAACAGCCTCTGCAAATGCTCTCGTAGAGTTCTCCTTGTTAAATATGTTATTAAACGCTCCTTCTTCTGAAGCAAATTGATGTCCAGACTTAAGTATGTCTTTAAAAATATAATTGATAGACTTGTATAGGTTATTTAAAGTATCTTCCACTTTCTTTTCACCACCATTCATGATTATCATTCTATTTATGTCATCAGAGTTGATATCTGTTGCTCCCATTCTTTGAAGGATGTCAACAAGATCTACAGTGGCCTGTCCTCCTGCTTCATAAATCGCAGCAATATAAGCATCAGACCTTTCTAAAGAATCACCCGCATCTACCGCGTCTTGTGCCCATAGTTTTTCACTATACAAAAGATCTTCTTGTATGCCAGCCAGCAATGTTCTTTCTTCACTAGCTAATTGTCCTTTTTCTCCTAAAAACCTAGAAACAAATGCATTATTCCATCTATTCATCAATTGGCTTCTTCTGCTATTTGTAGATGTGGCATTAATTACAGAGAATTTACCTCCGTCTACCTGCGTAACAAAGTAATTTACCTCCGTCTTGTTAAATGCTTGAACAAATTCAGTAATTTTGTTTGAGTTTTTATCTGCTACATATGTTTTTAATTTGTCTAATAAATCATGCATCCATAATTTAGTATCCCTCATTTCATAAATCTTTTTGTACATTACGTCAAAAATATCTACAGT